GAATAACGACTTTGATGAAAACTTCTACAGGATATAAAGTAACAGCCCCAGAAGGATTTGTTGCTATAGATAAACTTACAGGTGGAGCGGTTAAATTAGTTGATCGCCTTGAATTTTCAATGCAGAACTTTAACGCTGCCAAAAACTGGGATAAATAAATGAAAACTTTTATAGAACAAATTCAATGGGTAGATAGTCTTGTTGAAGAAGAAGAATTAGATGAGGCCGACAAGGAAGCTCTTAAACGTGCATTAGCAATATCAAAATGGAAGAAAGCTGGTGGAAAAGTAGATAAACAACCAGAGAATATGGAGAAGTGGTGGGGTCAATTGTCACCTTCAGATAGAAAACGAGCAGCAAACATTGCTCAATATAAAAAAGAAAAAAAGATGAAGAAAGAAGAAGTTGAAGTTGTCAACGAATTGACAGCGGCTGAGAAAAAACTTATCAATATGATGTATGACAAAAAAGGTAATCTCACACCTTTAGGTAAAAAAGTTATGGATCATGACAAGAAAAAAGAAAAAAAGATGAAGAAAGAAGAAGTACTAGAAGATGGTACAGACCGGATTGTGCAAAAATATAAAGAAGTTACGCCAGGCGAACTTGGTGAAGAAGTTGATGACTTGTTCACAAAAATGATTGAATCAACAGACGCTTATACTGAATCTATTAAAAAATATTCTGAACAGTTAGTAGATAAAGCAAAAAGTTTAATTGATGAAGCTAAAGGGACTGCATATCCAGCAACAGTAGAAACTCTCCGAAAAATAGTTAAAGATAAACAATATCAAACAGTTATGTTCAAATCAGGTCAAGCAAAGGTTGACCTTTTTACCGCCTCTGCAATGATTCAAGTATATGATGCTCTAAAACCGAAAACAAAAACAAAGTTTGAAACAATGATTAAAGATAAAGCAGGGTTTATGAAATCTCAAGCATTTGCAATGAAAATGATGGGTAAATGAAATACTATTAACAATTGATGAAAGGATAATATGTCTTGGTTAAAAAATATGATTAAGTCCATTTTTAATATGGATACAATTAACAGTATAGAAGTTAAGCCTGTAGTGGAAGCTCCTATTACTAAAAAAGTAAAGTCTTTACAGTCTATGAATAAAAAACAACTTGAAGAACATGGTAGAAGTCTTGGACTTGAATTAGATCGAAGAAAAAGTAAGGCAAAACTGATTGTGCAAATAGAAGCCGCTCAATGATAAACTCGTTTAAAACATATCTAACCGAAGCTAGAGGAACGAGTCTATCTGGTTTGTTATTTCTTCCAAGAATTGGTTACTATGATCAACTGATGATTCCTATATCTTCATCAATGTTCAAAAGGATATGGCCAGACACACTCAGAGCAACGGTATTTCATACAACGGATGGAAAGGGTATTAAATCAATATCAAGAATGGAAGGAAAGAAAAAACAAATATCTGCTTTTTTTGAAATGCAATCTCGTTATATGGATATCGGTGTTGCAACTCAGGGTGGTGTTCATTCAGTATTAGAGATGGATGCTGATGTTCTATTGTCTGCTTCGGGTGATGTGATGAGTCATTTAGACCAAAAAGGTAGAAGGTGGACATCTATAAGTGACCTTAAAGAAACTTCTAGGTTTGTGAAGTTTGGTGCAGTAGAGAAAGACCTTCAGAAAATGTTTGACCCTCTGGTTAAGAAATATCTCAAAAAGGGTGAGTTTCAAGAGAACGCAACAGTATGGGAACTTTGGAGAATGGCGGAGAGAAAAGTTGACAAAAAAACAATGAGTCTGATAATAAAAGATTACATAGATGGAATGGAAAAGGTTATCAAGAAAAACATTGATACATTCAGTAGTGCTATGTTGAGTTACGCAAAGAAACGAACAACTGATTTATCGTGGGATGAACAAATAGTCAATAACTTTAAGGTTAAGACAGCACACTTTTTTAAACTACGATTAAAAATTGCTCAGACTGAGAAAGAAGCCTCTTTGTATCCAGAACAACAAGAGTTGATAGAGTTTGCAAAATCTAAGGGATGGAAAACAAAAATGTGGGATGCTGCTATAGGGTTAGAGGCATATACACGACAAGTTGCTAAAAAGGAATTAGGAAAATGAAAACCTTTAATACGTATTTAACCGAACTTGCATGGCAACAAAGTACTTCTAAAATGGTATTTGGTTGGGATAGTTTTGATTATGTAATGTTGCCTTTATCTCCAAGTATACTTGGTAGAATAATGGAACAGACCAGAGATACAGTATTCCATACATTAGGGTATAGGGATATTAAAAATTTAAAAGCAATTCAAGGAAAGAAAAAATCAATTTCTGCATTTTTTAGAATGGAAGCAGATGCAATAGAAGATGGAGTACAATCAGGTGGTGCTATTGTTGCTGAACTAGAAGCAAATGTTCTCTTTTCTGGAGAAGAAGATGTAATGAGTAAACCCGATAAAACTGGTAGGAGATGGATTGATTTTGCTATTGCTACAGGAGAGAATAAAGGAACACAACCAATACATGGTCAAATAAAAAAGGATTTTGGAAAGATGTTGTCTGATCTTTTGAAAAAAGAAAAAGTTAAACATGCTTCATCGATAGAACGAATAATTCAAGCTTGGTATGATTATGGAAATAAAGCAGATGGTAAAACAAAAGCGAGATTAATTGCGGGATATTTTGATGGGTTGGAAGGAATAATGAAAAATAAAAAATATCATGCTGCAATAGCAAAAAATTTCTATGGTTATATACAAGATAAAGGTGGTTGGGCTGGAACTTGGGATGAACAAATAGTTAATAATATTTCAATTAAAAAATTCCATTTCTTAGAAGAAGCGTTAGAATGGGAAATTCCTGAAGAACCAAAAAAACTCGCTGGAAATATACCTTTTAAGATTTGGCCATCTGCAGAAGATTTAGAATCATATATTACAAAAAAAGCTGGAAAATGAAATCATTTAAACAACATTTAAACGAAGATGTGTCTAAGAGTGATTTGGATCAAGTAGAGAAATATGCAGATAAGTTATTTGCGGCCGTTGGAATTGATATAGAGTTTACCAGACATTTTCTTGATAGAGTCAACGATGAACGAAATAAGAAACCAATCAGTACTGCAGAACTTGTTAGATTGTTTCGTTTGACTTATAAGAAGTATGGTAAGAAGATATCAAAAATGAATCCAGATGCAGAGGCAGTAATTCACGATATGGAAACAGATGTAAATCTCCCATTTGTATTAAATATAGATAAGGGTGGAATGCTTGATCTTGTTGCAAAGACGGTAATGAGAAAAAAGAATTTTAAAACAAAAGATCAAAAACTGGAAGTTTAGATAAAATGAAAACAGCTGTATTTGCATTTGGGAGATTTAATCCCCCTACAATCGGACATGAAAAGTTAGTAAATGCTGTAATTGCAACCAATCAGCGAAACAGTGGTACTCTCTTCATTTATGGTAGTCATTCAGAAGATTCTAGGAAAAATCCATTATCCCATAAAGAAAAGTTTAAGTATCTACAAAAAATGTTCCCTTCTTTAAAGAAATCTTTACAAAGTAGGGCAAAAGAGAAGAATGTAATGGAAATTGCATCCAGTTTAAATGGAAAATTTGATAAATTAATAATGGTAGCAGGTAGTGATAGGGTTTCAGACTTTAGATCATTACTAAATAGTTACAATGGAGTAAAGTCCAAACATGGAATTTATGAATTTAAAGAAATAGAAGTAGTTAGTGCTGGAGAAAGAGATCCAGATGATGACGGTGCGGCTGGTATGTCGGCATCCAAGATGAGGAAATCAGCAACTCAAGGAGACTTTGAGACCTTTCAAAAGGGATCATCAAGTAACTTAACCACACAAGATATAAAAAATATGATGAATGGTGTACGAAAAGGGTTAAAATTAGATTCAATCCGTGAAGCAATGAAGCGACGAAGAGGATTACAAACACCACTTGAAGTCGAAAATAACGACTACAAAGAAGCAAAAGAATTATCATGGCAGGGTTATGATACTATAAATTTATCTACTTGTGATGAAGCATTCGAATTATATGATGAAATTGTTAATAGTATTGGTCAAAGTTCTTTTACTAGACCAGAATTGTCATATTTGAAAGAATCTTTAATATTGGTTGATAAGTGTCTCGGTATTGCATGTACCAAAGAAGAACTAATTGAACACAAAGATGTTCATAATTATATAGAATGTTCCAATAAAGCAATAAAACTATTAGAGGGAGTAGGAGATAGATTAGGTATCCCATTTGACTATTCGTTTTTGAACGATCTTCAAGTTGAGATATGTGATAATAAGATTTTACCCCCAAAAACTTTTACACAACTTTCAGGAGAAATACATGGCGTCCGATAGCCTATTGTCTGTAATTGCTGGTCTTGTTAAAAGCGAAGATCGAGAAGCAAAAAAATTAGACAAAAAACTAAAAGAAAAATTAAAGGCAAAGGCTGAGAAAGAAGCTAAAGATAAACCGGATGCTCCATTTGTAGATGATGAAGAAGATGAGGATGAAGCTCCTGTAGGTGATCAAGACAACCCAGAGACGGAACCTGAAGCCGAACCTGAGACAGAACCTGAACCTGAGACAGAACCTGAACCTGAGGAAGAACCTGATGACGGTGCAGGAGATACTAAACCATCTGGACCAGATCCTATATTAGTACAACAAGTTACTGATGCTGTTATGGGACACATAACAACAATGATGAAGGACGCTGAAGAGGAACAGAAAGAAATAAAAAATAAAGAAACTAAACTTGATGGAAAATCACCAAAAATTGATACTAAGCCAAAAATGGAACAGAGGCATATAAGAAAAAGTTTCCGTGAAGCAGTCGAGTCT